ATCTTGGCACAGCCTTATTGCCGAAGTAGTCAATATTATACTGCGATGCTAATTGATCCCCATGAAGCGACGAAATAGCTGCCATAATATCTGGCACACCATAGAAGGTGTTTAGTGGAGAGTATTCCTTATAGTGAATAATCTCATTTGGACGTGGGTCAGCAGTTACTGGGTTTTGATTCTTTGCCCCAAAATTTCTGAAGTAAACAACTTTCTGCCCAATGATTTGAATGTAACCATCACGTAGTCTACGGACACGCATAGTCGTAGCTGGAATGTGTCCAACATAACCAATTGCGCCAGTAGTTGTTCTACCGATTTCTAGGTATCCGTTACCAGTTGCCTGTACATCGGTAAAAAATTTCATGAGTGTGTTAGTAAATGAATCATCACTATTTAGATTCTCTAACCAGTCACGAAGCTCTACCTTTGAACGCTCGATGCGCTTACGTGCCTTATCTACAGCAGTAGCATTAGTCTGAGCCTCAATAGATAGCTGTGTTCTCTTCGAAATTTCAAAGTCATATCCAAGTCCTACAATATTTTCAACCTTTGCATCAATAGCTGCGTGGTTAGCAAATGAGGTGTCGTAGTAGCTTGCAAGTTCATATAGGTTCCATGGTGGAGTAATAACATCGAACATTCCATATCCATTACGATACACAAGTCCTGGGTTAATCTCCTTAGAGTGCGCATCTCCTAGACCAGTTCTAATTGCACTAGCTGCATCCTGATACTGTGGACGTGTTGTATCTACCGCCTGATACCCTGTAGAGGATACGTCAATAGAGTATGTCTGATCTGAGACAGAGGCTTTTGCCATTCTATCTGATCTACGCTTAAAGTTTTTATCTAGACCATTTAGGCCCTTTAGGGAGTCCCAAGACTTAGCAAATGGGTCCTGATCTTTGAAGAGATCTTTTTGTTGCTCAATTTCTGGCAAACCAATGTCTCTAATATAATATTCATTTTCTGACATTAGTCGTCACTTCCATACATAGCAATTGTATCCTTGGCTGCTTGAACAGCACCAAGGTCGTTTAGGTTTGGAATCTGTCCGTTCTTCATACGCTCAACTTGCTCTGCGTACTCTTCTTCAGATACTCTTTCAACACCTGGCATAAATTCATATGAGCCATCTCCCTGGCCCAACGCTTTAGCTTCTTGTTCTAGTTTACGAATTTGCAGTGCATCTCCACGATGTGAAGGAATGTTTAGAACACTACCATTTCCATCAGTAAATGGCTTTCCATTAGCCTTTTTCCAAAAGTAAATACCCCATTCGTACTGTTTATCTAGTACTGTTATCTTCGATTCACCAATTTGTCCAGGAAATTTCTCATTCATAACCACTAGTATACCATATTATACTGCTGTGATAATTTGTGACTGTGAGGACAAGTAACGATAAGCACCATACTCATACCCCTTTAGCTTAAATGTTCTAGTATCATCTACTATAACTTTATTAGTTCCTGTATAGTCTTTAAAGATAGTTCCTGGGTCTACCCCAAAATAATCAGACGATGCCGCTACTAGAACTTCGTTCCAGTTATATGATTGAGACCAGGTAGTCCACGGTAGGTCTTCTAGAGCTGACTGACTAACTCTAAGCCATGGTCTAATAGATAAACGTTGAATTTCTTGAAGGTTTGTAGATTTGTATTGAGAAATATTGTTAATCAGAACGCTGCCTGTTATTCTAAATTCTCCTAAGAATGAATTAAAGTCTAGTGACTCTGAGAATCCTATTCCCAAGAATGACCAGGATTGTGTAGTTACTACTGGCTCTTTAACTATCTTGCCATTAAGATAGAAGCTAATTCCGTTCTTAAATTTACCAGTATTAGTATCTACTGCAAAGATTCTTCCTCTATTTCCAGATATATCATTTGCTACAATAAAGAATTTTATATAAGATCCTTTACTCTCTATTTCAAAAATTTGAGATGGAGTAGTTGAGAATTTATCTTGATTAAATCTTATTGATGCCTGTAGGGCAATTACTTTATACTCATTAGCTATATTTTCATTAATTGGAATTGATAGTCCTCTGTTTTCAAGATTTCCCTGAACTCCAACTTTTTCAATTCCACTATCTCTTGTCAGGTATAGATATGGGGTACTACCCTTATATATTCTAAATGGATTTCTTCCCTTATAGTCATAGTAAGCCCCATACTTTTTATATGGATATATGTTATTTCCAAATCGTGTTCCGACGGGATTAGCGATAATGCTATTAAAAGCTTCTGAAGAATATTGAATACTCTTTATTTTAATTGGATTATCACTAATTCCATTAGTTATAATTTCTATATGGGTTGTCATAGATATTTTCTTAACATCTACATTGTGTGGAGGATATATTATGGCACCATCTACTACCTCATATGCGGTATTTATCCACTCATTCCCTGGCTCTACCGTTCCAGTCTGTGACATCGGTAATCTATTTACATATACGTCATCGAAGTTTCCTGGTTTTACAGCATCATACTTAAAAGAAACGTAGGTCTTTATATTTGAATCAGATGTATCATAATATCCATTGCTGAATATTGGCAATGCTGGGTATGCAATATTAAATTGAATAAAGTCAAGATCATAACTCTTATTTCCAAATGAATCTGTAATGTATTGAGAGAAGTATGTAAGTGGCAGATAGTCTTCCCAGTATGATTCGGTATCTATATCTAACTTATATGATCCAAAATATGATCTTGGGGCTAATGTATAGCTAGCTACATGGTTGTAGGCACTAGATATAACTATACCTCCTGGTGATCCACCATCGGTAACACTGCTCCAGAATGACCCAGATTCTCCATAATAGCCAGATCCAGCATCCAAAACATTCATACCCGAAAAATCTGTATTGAAGAATGTTCGCATTTTCTTTAAATTCTTAGATGTACAGAATCCAATTTTATGTATCAGGCCAGATAGTCCACTCGAAAATGATGAATCATTTGCTATAAATATATTTAACTGACTCTTATTTCCAAAAAATGATGATACGTTCTTACCAAAAAAAGATGATAAAGCATCGATGTCTATTCCTGTAAAGAATGGATCTCCAACAACTATATCGCCATCAGTATATAGGACCTCTTCTATGCCGCCAAAGTTTAACTTGTATACTATATGGTTATTTATTTTTAATGCTGATAAAAAGTCTCCAGTAACTTTGTTCTGTATTCTAATTAAAGTTTCTTCATTATTAGATAGTGAAGACGCAGTAAAAATTCCATAAATTGCTTTCGTATCATCTTTAAGAATAGATAATTTATCAAAGTATAGATATCCAGTATTAGAATTAAAAGTTACTACTGGTGTAGTATCGGATACTGGATTGTTCATATTAGATATGTTCCACTGATCAATAGTTATGGTATTATCTTGAAACACAATGTCTGGTAACGAGTATTGTGGGCTAGATATTGTTCCATTTTCTACAGAAGCATTGTCAGTAATACCCTTGCCAAAATTACTTGTATCTGGATATGAGTAGTTATTTGTATATCCTGCAAACGGATAGTCTATAAATATTGAAGTGCCTCCATATGAGGCATTTATACTTTCTGGAAAATCTACTGCCTGACCAAAAGCAAATCTTCTCTTTGCTAATAATGATGATACCTGATATCCATATATTGCAACACAGTCTATTTCTATAGCTGGAAGATCTTCATATGCATAAAATCCTAGCCAATTTTGATCTATGTTTCTTCCACCAGTTAGTTTGTTATCTGCAAATTCAGATGGGAAGGATGTAGAGTCTAGGGATATTGGCATTGATATAACCTGTTCACCATTTACTAAGAGTGATGCAATACCATCGCCAACTCTGAAGTCAAACAGCATTGGCCTTGACCATTCTCCAATAAAATGAGATCCAGTTGAATTTCCAACTTTAATTTTTACAAATGGTCCATCTACATATATTCCATCTTTAAAATCTGATGTTCCTGACACTGGACCGAATATTCTTCTAGGTTCTTTTGAGTGATTCTCTAGTCTAATCCAAAACTCAATAGTATAGTCATTATGCTTTCCAGTTTCATTTAGAAATCCATGTCCAGGGATCAATAATGATGGTTTACCAGATACACTACTCTTGGTTATGCGTGTTATATTTGATGCCCCATATACCATCGGAACTCCAGTATTTTTAGCAAATAAAGTATGCTGGTCTCCAAGATAATATGCAGAATCTCCAATTAGTCCATAGGCATTTGCTTCGATATAAGATTCTCCAGTTACTGTACCTAAAGAATAGTCAATATTTGAAAGTTCTACTGGCAATATGGATGGATAAACTCCAATCGATGTGGCTACAAATTCTTCTGACCACTGTGAATAGTTTACTCCGTTTACATAAAAATGATATCCACTAGATGGAGATCCAACATTCATAT